GTCTTTTTCCAAAAGATTTTCAACTACTGATAACCAAGAAAGATCATTTCTTTTGATATTAGGAGATGTTCTTGTTCCTTGTTGATTAGTAGGTCTTATTATGTTGCCAGGACCTTTTGTTTTACTTGGAAGATTTCTAGTTCCAGCTGGTTTTTCATTCTGCTTACTAGCCTGTCCTCCCGCGGGCGCAGGAGCGTTTGCAGCTTGCATATCAGCTTGATGAGCAGCAATATCCATCTGCACTCTAGCTTGCACTGAACCAAACAACTTATCTTCATCAGCTTGTGGATCAAGTCCTAATTCTTTTCTAGCTTCATCTAAAGTTATAACTGAATTAGTATACTTTTGCATAACGTGTGTTTCTTTTTTAACTTGAGTATCAACATCAATTTCATTAAACTTAAAGTAACAACGATCTGACAAGCCATCTTCAACTGGATTCTTAATCGGATCAAATCCGCCCTCAAACAATAATTCATTAAAGACATTAACTCTAACTATCTCAGCAAACTGTTTTTGGTATTGCTTAACCTTGTCATAAAGAGCTACGTCTAATCTATCGGTTACTGATCTATTTCCGCCATTCATCATCATTCCAAGATGATGCGGTGCTAGACCAAGGCCTACAGCAACTCTTTCCTTAAAATGTTCAAGATATGGTTGCGCGTTTAATACTTGTCCACCAGATCCAACTATTTCTATATCGTGTCTAAATGGAAGAATTAATCCACCTTCAGTTCTAAGATTTTCAATCTCAGCAGCTGCGCGTGTTATTTCTTCTGGCTCTGCTGGTTGCTCTGCTGTTCCAATCTTATATTTATAAAGTGGGAACAATTCTCTATGAACAAGATTTTGTATATCTTCTTCTAATTGTCTTAACGCAATTACGTCGTCTAAAACGTTTGTCAAAAAAGGCGTACCAAAAGCTCTACCAGCTTTTTTATCAAAGTACATGTGTATTACTCTGTCAGCAGTCCAGACAGGTGTTTTAATAGATGGAGAATAAGTTAGAGGATCTGTTCTTTGCTGATATGATTTTGGTCTGTTAAATCTGTCGCGAAGAATTCTTACTTGTTCAGTTGGGATTAAGTAATAACCAATAATTGGTTGTTCAGCAGAAATAGGCATAAGTTTTTGCGGGAAGTAATCAGATATGTCACCTCTAGCTTTAACTATGAAACAGTTTGCATACTTAAATAATTGATCTGAAACTTCAATGAGAAAATCAAGAAATGGTCTCTTCATCGTCATTTCGAGGAAGTCAATTCTTTGATATAAATAAGCTACTGCTTCTGGATTCTCTCCAACTATAGTCCAGTTTTCTTTCCAGAATAATTCTTTATACTTATTCATTGCCTGACGAATATATGAGTCAGTATCAACCGCTTGAGTAATTCTCTCAAGATCATATGGAGATGGTTCAAATGTAGCTCTAGTGTTATACCAATAAACTGAACCATGATAACCAAGGGCCAAAGAGGCCACTTTCATAACCTTTGATAACGTACCAACGTCTTCTGGGTCTATTGTTTTTGCTACAAAGTTACCATTGTTATACTCATCTATTTGACGGAATGGTAAATAATTTGAAAGTGGCATTTAAAGCTCCTGTATAAATCTAATAAAATAGTACTTATTAGATCATATTTTTATAAGTTAGTTTGCTTGATCTAAGCCAGCTTTATTGAAAGCATTCTTAATAATAAGATCTTTTACTGCTTCCAACCAAAAAACTGTCTCAGCTTCTGCAAAGTCACTTCTGTAGGAAAGGTTCTGTTCGCTGATTTTAATCTCAACTGAGAAATCTTTCTTAACTTCTTCTGTATTTGCGTCGCTCATAATTATCCTTTGTGTCTAAAATAGATATCGTTTTAGTATATCACGAGTTTAGTTTAGACTCAAGTTCTTCTATCTTTGCTGACAGTTCTTGAACTGTTTTAACTAAATGGGGAATAATTTCTTCATAAGAAATCCATTGAAGAGAGTCTTCATCCTCTAAATCATCACTCGACCAAAGTGAATATTCTGAAGCTGGATAACCTGAATCATTTAATGCTTTTTTTACGTCTTGGGCTATTAAACCAAAATGTTTTCTTTTTCCTTCATTGTTTACAGTAACGCTATTTAAAGTATCTTCATGACTAAAATTACTTAAATAATAAGTAACCGGTTCTAATTTTTTTATAAAATTAATCGAAGATTCAATAGGTTTTATTGTATTCTTTATTCTTTCATCGGAAATCGTACCAATTGTTATATATCTTAAATTTCCATAAACTCTAAAAAAACCACTTTGTATTGGAGAGCCTAAGTTAACCATGTTGCAATCCGCAAAATTAATATCCATAGCTAAGTTCCCAGATGAAGATTTTATATAATTGGTTGAACAACCACCACCAGCATCAACATAAAACGATCCATCTGAGTTTTGAAAAGTTCCAGATCCTTCTGCTATGAAGGATGTGCTAGCTCTTATAGTTCCACCTTGAATTAAATCAGCGTCTATAGTGCCTGTTGTTATATAATCTCCACTAATTATTGTGGTTCCGTTATCTAATGAAACTTGTATTTCTCCAGCTGTTATTTTTGTTTCAGCTAAGGCATATGCACTGTCTGCATCTGATTGCGCAGCACTGATTAAAGTAAGAGTGTTGCCACCTGTAATATTTATATTTCCAGTTACTGTAAGAGTAGAACCATCCCATGTTAATTTTTCGCCTAAAGAAAAATTTTCATTTCCATCAACATAAAAAGCTGTATTTGCATCGTTATAAACTCCAATACCATCTGTATTTGTTGTTATAAATAAAGATGCGTCATTACCATTTTCTATAACTGTTTCTCCAGTTAGAGTTAAGCTATTAGCAGTAACATCTCCAGTATTAGTTACCTTAAAAGGAGCTGTAGCAAAGCTTGTACTGTTTGAGCCGCTCCACATGTTTCCATTGGCGTCAACGTGAAATGAAGTTGCATCTGAGGTTCCTGCATCTTCTCCAATATCTAAACTTGATCTAATGCTTGCATCGTTGAAAACAGCTTTGCCATCGCCACTTATTTTCCAACCAGTTCCACCAAATGTAGTATTAGCTGCGGCATAGTTGTTCGATCTTATTACGGAATTTGTTCCGGTTTAAGATTATTGTTTGAGAACCTATTGTTCCAGCTGTAATTTTAGAAGCAGTTAAGCTATTTATATACTGGCTGTTAATCAAAGGTGTTGATTGATCCGTTTGTCTTATTGCTGTCCAAGCTCCTGCGTTGTCGCTTGTATCGATTCCTCTAACTCTACCCCAATAGGTTTTAGTTGTTGTATCAGTGCTGTTGGTTACAGAAACTGTAAAAACATTTGCTGAATTAAAACCTTTTGAAACTGGAGTTCCTGTTCCTGCTCCATTGTCATATAATTCATATTCATAGTTAGATATATCTGGATCTGTGCTGTAATCAAAAGTAAACATTACTTTTTCAAATGAGGCATAGAGATTTAAGTTTTGGATGTCATTTGGAACAGTTGTATCTTTTGGAATATTAACTAATATTGAATTAGAACTTTCTGAAAAAACATTTAGGTCAGGATTTTTTGTACGAACACTGATTATGTAATTCTTTCCAGGTTTTAAATTTTCTATTTTCTTTTTTATTATTGCCATTTTATGCTGCTCCTGTTATAACTCTTGCTAGCAGAGTAGAACTAATTTCTTCTTTTTCTAAAGTCAAAGAATTATCTAAACTAAATGTATACTTCTTTATGTTTATCTTTCCATCAGAAGATAGTAAGTTTTTTTCAAAATCAGATACTAATTCAAACACATAAGTTTTATAACTTAAATTTGTTTTTGAGAACACTAAAGATTCTGAAGTTTTTGTTTGGCTATACAAATCTACATAGGTCCAATCTAATTCTACTTTATTATTTACTTCTGTATCTTCGCCATAAGATGTTATTCTTAATTTAAACTTTCCATAATCTGGGCCTTTATCAGAATAGATATATAAATTAGGTCCTGTAAAAGTTCCTATTAATGAAGCTCCTGAGGAAATAGAAACTCCTTCTTTCCAGTTTAGTTCCGTATTAATAAATGATAGTGCATAGTGTGTTGTGCTAGTTAAATTTCTAACATATGAAGAAGGATTAACATCTTCTTCTGAAGACACAAATTCTGCTTCGCTCTCTTGGCAGGCTTGATAATTGGTTGAAACTTTTTTAATTAATTTTAAATTAGGAGTTTTATAATACAAACTATATTGCTTGTTTATATTGATCTCTTTGGGATGATCTTCTGCCGCTTTGAAATATAATAGATTACCAACTATCTGAGTTATAACCGGAACAAATTCAGTTCCTATCACTGATACGTCTTCGTAAACAACTAAATATGAATCTGGTTCAATTGATTCACTTTTTTCAAATACAGCATTTGTTTGAGTTAATGTATAAAAAGTGTCTATGTTTAAATCTGTTATGTCAGCAAACAGCCAATCGTTTTTTGCTATTGATTCTTTTGGTGTTGGAAAAGTTATTTTTTTCTTTAAATTTGGATATGCGTCTTTTCCATCTAAATCAAGATATTTAAACCAAGCCATAATTAAACCTCATATATGGAAACTTCATATTCATAGTTCTTTGAATCAGTATCGCTAACTTCAATAGATAGTATTGCGTCGACCACAGGAATCCCACCATCTATTATATCTTGTTTGATATCTGTAATTTCTATATTAGTTGGCAATGGTGTTCCTGTTAAACCTTCTTCTCTTGGAGTATCATAATCTATATCTGTTGATTTTATTTTAACCGAACCATCTGCTCCGGTGTGACCATGTTTTGATAAAGAAATTCCATCTATTTTTGCGCCATTTTCAACAGTTATGTCTCCTGTGATAATTCCTCCATCTCTCAAAAGATATTGAGGATGGTGATTTTCTGTTAAGTTATGTAAACTTCCATGATCTGAAATTAAATCACTTTGATCTTTATAGGTAATATATGATTGCTTATAAATTTGAGAATATTTTTCTTTATCATCTTTGTCAGCTGTTTTTAAGATTATCTTTTTTGGCTGACCCTTATATGAAAGTTGATAAATATAATTTGAATACTTTCTTTTTTCTTCAACTAATTCTATTATTTTTTCTACCTTTGATCTAATGATTTGATTTCTTTGAATTAAATCTGTAAGAACCATACCAAAGTTAGCATTCATCACATTTGTGGCAATAACCAATTCTTCAGTTAAGCTTGGACACTTAGAAGAGAATACTGTTGTGTAATAGTTTAACTCCATTGGTGAAACTATCTTTGTTTTAAAGTTTAAACTTTGCGTAAGATATCTGTCATAAAAAATTGAACAGTTATCTACATAGTCTCTCTTGAGAGCATTTAATAAATTTATTACTTCTTCATTAATTGATTCTAATCTAATCGAAAAAAATGCTTGGAATTCAACGGCTTGTTTTTCAGAGACTTGATCCAGCTCGGTAACAGGAATTTCTCCTGGTGATGTTGTGATCGATTGCATAATGCGTTGCGTGCTTTGTGCTGCGACCTTTGACCATGCGTCGAACTGTATTGCGACTTCTTTCTGTGAGTCATCTTCATACTCCTCTGGGAAATTTATCATTATAAAATTTTTAATATAAAAAGCTTCATTTAACATTGCCTTTAATAAACTTCTAAAGTTTAATAAATAAGAAAAAACACTTTGTGAAGAAACTTGATTAAATTCAGCTATGAGTCTTCTTGCCACTGTGGACATTGATCTTTCTGCAAACATATACTCTTCAAAGCAGACAAAATCTGCTTGAGCTTCATCTACGCTGTTATACTTGCATAATTCCTCCCATAGTTTTGAATGTGATTCTTCTAGGTTTGGTGTTAATGTTGGATTTAAATAAACATTTAATAATAATTTTTCAATTGCTTGAATTGATGTTTCAATATAGTTGTATATTGAAAATGATTGGTTTTTTAAAAAGTTTAAATTAACATTAAAATCTTTATTTAATGCGTAATCTAAATCTATTGGTGCGCCACCTGGATAATTATCTTGAATAATTTCATCTCTAGATTTGTACTCATAAAAAGATACGTCTGTGTTATAATCCGAAAATACATCTTCTTGTTTTATGTAATCGTTTTTAGCGTTGTTTATAGACATGACTTACCTAGAACATCTTTCTTTGTGATTTGCTAATAGATGAACTTTTTTTAGTAAATTTTGCTGGAGATAGTTTTCCTGCTCTTCCAGTTATAGCATACTTTGGAGCATCTTCTTCATCTTTTACTGTATTAGCTTTTGGCATGTAAAAGTCATTAGAGAAAGATTCTGTATTCATTGCGTAATTACCTTTAGAGAACTCTCCATAATTTTGAGTTATTGAAAGTAGAGCAAGCATCAGTGCGTCGTGCGCGTGATCCATAGCAGTTCCGCTTGCTTCAAATATAGGCCTACCTATTTGTGTGGTTCTAACTACAACATAAGAAATTAATTGTAGATAAAGTTCTTCATCAGTTTCAGGAAATAGTATTCTTTCTTTTTCTAAGAATTGACGAAGATTGTCAACCATAAATGGTTTCATTTCTTTTTTAACTAACATCTTAGTATACGGATCTCTAACCTCTAGTGATTCAGCAAAGGATACACCTTTAACTTTTTCCTTTAAACCTGATCTTGGATTTTCCATTCCGTATTTATGAAGTAGTTCTACTTGAACTTCACCAAAACCTCTGTCAACATAAATATGTTTTGGTTTAAACATTTCATTCAATTCATATATTCTATCTACGGCTTTAGTTAAAGTATATTCAGATCTATCGATTTCTTCTCGGTAAGCTACCCTGCATTTTCCTCTAAATCTTTCATCTTCATAATTGTCTGCACATGCTTCAACTACAACTATGTTTGTACCTGCTCCGTATTTGTCCCAGTCAACGCCAATAACATGAAATGATCGTGCTGAAAAGATTTGAGGTTCATATGACCAAGAAGGACTTATGAAAGCTTTGTCAACATATTTTCTTGGGTATACACCTTCTGAGTCTTCTCCCCAGTCTGCTTCTATTTCATGTCGATAGCCCATTTCCGTATACTGTTCACGGAATTCATCTTCTTGATCTTTAGAAAAATATGGGTTGCAATAAGAAGGAAACCAAAATTCTTTAAATCTATCTGACCTACACCACTCCCAAAACTTCTCTCTTCTACCAGTTGGAGTAGAAGCTCCTATCATCATCTTGTCTGGTTGGTCTTCAGCTGTCTTCTGGAGCATTGCATACAATGCATCTAGGTCGTCAGTGTGCATGTAGTCCATTTCGTCTAACACAATTACGTGTGCTTCCTGACCACGAGCTACGTCTGATTTTCCACCTGATCTCATTCCTGAAGTAAAGAATCTAATAGTTGAACCATTAGAAAATTCCATCATGAATTGAGGGCTGCTTACTTTTCTTGTTATAGAGTTTGTGACTACTTCATTCTTTCCAGCAATTCTACCAATCTCTTGATATATTAATTCTACCTGAGTTTTCATTGGCGCAATAACTAGACATCTTCCGTCTTTATGGGTATAACTATAATGCAGTAGTGTTATTGCTAGTGTGAAAGTTTTACCTAAACGACGACCAGCTCTTAAAACTTTTCTAAGTGAAGGATCTCTTAATATTAGGATTTGATATACTCTTGGATTAACTTGCAAAAAGTTTTTAGCCCAAACAACTGGATCTTTTGCTACATGCATTTGTCTTTGTTGTTCGCCAGATATTCCAACATCTAATAAATCTCTATCTATTTCAAAAGGTTCATCAATTAATAATGATAATTCTCTATTGCTTAATAACCTTTTGGTAACTGGAGTTCCATCTGCCCAATTTATATGTTGGAGTTTATTTTCAAAAACCCATTCAATTCTATTGACTTGTTTAAATAATTCTATATCTTGATCTTTTATTAATTCTAAAAGATCTTCTCTAGATAATCTTTCTAGTCTTTTTCTAAACTCTTTTGTTTTATGATCCATAATTACCCAAAATGCGCAGCCATCATAGCTGCTTCACTGCCCAATGCACTTCTTGCATTTAATCTAGAATTTTGTATAGCCATAACACCTCTAGACCTTGATGTAGCTGCGGCTTCTGTATCTCTATAGCCCATGCCAAATAAAGGTTTATTAATTGATCCTTGTAAAGACTTTTCTGCGTCTCTAGCTAAGTTTACTCCACTTTTAATTACTTCGCCACCCATTTTACCAAGATCATAAATTAAAGAAGCTGTAGCTAACATATTTATTCCAGGGAGTGACATCGCAAAGCCTCTAGCTCCAAGGGCCATTGCACCACCCTTAGTGCCTAGTGCTGCAGCTACGCCTTTAAATCCTAGTTCTTTAAATACTCCTGTTTTAAGAGCTTTCTCTGCGGCTACTTTTGCAGCTGTTGATCCTGCTGCTTCTCCTACGTATTTTGTTTTAGCCAAAGCTGAAGTTAAATGAGAAACTGCTTTTTGAGCACCCGTTGCTGCTTCTCCACTTAGTCCAGCTACATCAAAAAATCCTTGTGCTCCTCTAAAATAACCAGCCATGTAACGAGTGCCTTTGCCTGCCATGGCAGAAGCTAGTAAGTTTCCCCTTACTCCAACTTCACCTACTCCTTTACCTGTTACTGCTTTTCCTAATCCTTCTTCTATTGGAGTTGGAGAAATAGCAATTCTTTCTCTTGCCATTCTTAGTCTTTCGGATGCTGGCAATGAACCCACTCCACCAGGAAGCGGAGCACCAGTGGCACTAGTAGGGCCTAATGTACGCGCTAGTGCAATTGGTGTTGTTCCACCTTTTGCTAATAATAAAGGATTATTCATACTAGCTATTCTACTAATTCCTTTAGTTGAACCCTCTAGTTTAGCTAGTGCACCAGCACTTCCAGCGTAAGCTCTTCTTTCTAAAAGGTCCATTCTTCTTCCAGCAGTAACTGATGCAAGTAAACCGGGTCCTAAAATATTTTCCCCTTCAACTGCTCCTACTTCATTTGCTAATTTTCCTAATGGACCAAACCTTTTCTTGCCAAAAGCTCTTGAGCCTTGTGCATAGGTGTATGTTGATTCACCTCCGCTGAATACGCTTATGCTAGAATTTCTTCTTAAAGCTCTAGGTCTTAATGTTAATGTATTAGCTCTAGCTCCAAAAAATAATGGTTGCTTTCCTCCTGCAGCTGCTAGTCTTGCTCCTCTATTACTTCTTCTTCCAAATTTAAGAAATTGATCACCAGAAGCTAAATCAGTTGCATTTAGTGCAGTTGACCCACTTCTAAAAGCTCCATATCTTCTAGCTTTTCTACCTGCTCCAAATCTGGCATCATCCATAAAGCCGCCGCCAGCCATAATGGTTCTAGCGCCTCTTCCAGCTTGAAATCCAATACCGGCAGTAATGCCAGGAAGACTTTCTGCCATCCTAAGTGGCAGTGGTGTATCAACCATTTCATCTTGAGTATATGGAGTTGGCATTCCAGACATTGGGTCTATTGGCATTAGTATCCGCCTCTTGAGTTATGCATTCCGAGAACTATATCTCCCGATGCATTTAACATTTGTGCTGTATTCAAAGAAGAGTTGTAAGGACTTCTAGCTAAAAGTTGTCTATTGTTCATAACTCTAGAGGCCGTCATTGCTGGTACTGCGGCAGCACCTGCTAGACCACCAATTGCTGCTCCTATTCCTCCAGCTATTGCTGCTTTCTTCATTCCTCTTCCAGCAAGTGCTAGTGCACCTACTGTTCCACCAACTGCTGCTCCGATTCCAGTTGTGGCAACATTCATTCCAACAGAAGGTCTTGCTCCATATGTTGAAAGTGCATCATCCATTGTCTGAGAAGAAAAACCAGCAATTCCTCCAGCGGCAATGCCTGCTGCCATAAAGGTGCCTCTATTTGCTGTACCTTTTGGAATAGCTCTTGCTATAGCACCACCACCTAATCCTGCGCCTAATGCAACAGCTCCCAAACCTAAACCAATAGCTCCGGCTGCTCCACCTGTGGCAGATGCTCCCAAAAATCCAGATGACATTGGTCTTCCCATAAATGCTTCATCTGCGTTAGGGTTATCAAATGCAGTATCGAAAGCTGCTTCTTTTACCGAAGATCCTATTCCTGAAGCTACTCCAAGTCCAAATACTGCTCCAAGCCCGACTTTCATACCCAAGCCAGAAGTTGCATTTTTTGCTACTGCTCCTAAACCAGAAGCTGCTCGACTACCTACTGATTTTCCATATTTTAATAAACCCATTTAATTAACCTCCAAAAAGATGGGCATTTTTTTGTGCCCCCATTTTGTAATGTCCTATTTTATTTCTATCTAAATTTCCAACAACTCCAGCGGTAGTTAGTGGATCTCTTCTAAATGAAGACTGCTGTGGTTGCATTGTATCTTCCATCATTCTTCCAGTAGAATAACCTTGAGTTGGTTGCTCCTCTAAAGTTTCATTGTATATTTGATTTTCTTTTACCTTGTTATACATATAGTAACCAGCACTAGCTGCAAGTAGTCCTAATCCAGATCCGTATATTGTTTTTTTATTCTGCATGAAGAAAACTAAGGCTTCACTTGCATCTCCGCCTAATTGACCTCTAATTAAAGCTTTTCTTGCTTCTCTTGTAGTGCCGGCTTCACTAAGTATTTTAGCTTTTGCATTTAAAGTGTCTAGTACTCTTGAATCTGCTTCTTGCATTTGTGCAACTGAACCGCTTGCTTCTAATGCCTGCTGATCCGACCATGCTCCCAATCTTGCCGTATCATCAACCATATCTAAATATGCTGCGGTTTCGGTTGTTAATTGGTCGTTTGATAATTGAACTCCAAAAGCATTTAGATTTCTAATTGTTCTTTCAGCTTGTTCTCCGGATAAACTTGCATAACCAATTCCACCTTCAGCCATAGAATCAGATAATATTTTAGCTAATTCATCTTTACTAATTTTTCCCATGTCCATAGCTTGTCTAAACTCTGTTCCCATTTTTACTAAAGCTATATTTTTAGACATTTCTGCTTCAACTAAATTATCTAATTCTCCAACACGTGCTGCTTCTAAGGCATCATCAATTAACTGATTAGCTATTGGTAAATAGTCTGTTCCAACAGCGTCTGGTTTCATTTTCCAAAATGCATTAACAATATCTTCACCAGATTTTTTTGCAACGCTCAAAGACACTCTACCACTTTCTAGTGATTTAGCTCCAAGTATTCCAGCTGCCTCTTGTTTTTGTATTACATCTTTTAATACTTCACCAGGAAGTATAATCCTTGAACCTACTTGTACAGTTGTTTCTCCAAGTTCATTAGTTGGTACTTTTAATATTCCTACAAAATCTTTTTGCACTTTAAAATGGCTAACGCCTTCTTCTGCAAATATGTCCATATCTGATGCGTACTGAAGAGTATTTAATTGTCTTTGAAATTCTGTTTTTTGCGCTTCGGTCAAACCATCTGCACTCATTTTTCTTATTATATTTTGCCTTGCTGCTTCGGCGTTTGTATGAGAGGCTTCTGCCATTATTGTGCTAAATATTGTACTCTTTTGATCTAAGAACGAATATGCTGAACCAGCTGATGCTCTAGCTTTTGCAACATCTAAAACCCTACCCATGTATTCATCAACTGTTGAACCAGCAAAACCTAATCCAAATCTAGGTGATACAGATTTTCCAGAACTAGCAATTCTTAATGCATCGTAAAGTGTGGTTTCTGTGCCAAAATTGCCATAAACTTTTCCAATTGATTTTAATATATTTTCTGAAGTTACATCCTCGATTGCAGATGGGATTATAGATTCACTTGCGATTCTACCCATTTCTATGGCCCTACTTTGTTGGCCATAATTTATTCCAAAGTTAGCTATTCTAGAAGCTGCTCCTGCATCTCCAGATTTTGCTGCTCTTATAATATCTCTAATTGAATCAGTTGTTCCAGTATATTCTTCACTTCCCATCGGTGTATGTTTCATGAATTTAGCTTGAGTAGTATCATATCTAATATATCCAACTGCACTAGGATCTTCGTCAAATAATGTTACATTTTTTATTCCTTCGCCATTTAATATATAATCAAAAACAGTATCAGACAAGTGTTGGACATCTGCAATATTTTTTGTTGGCACCATAGCACTTGATGAATATATTTTTCTCTTTATGCTGTCTGCAATTTTTTTTGCATCTTCCGACAAGGCTTCATATACAGAGCTACTTCTTCCTCCTCCTGGCCTAGCCAATTCAAGTCTGTCTGGTTTATCCGTTGATGTATATCTAAAAATAAAAGCTTGCAAGAGTGTGTCGTTATCTGCTAAGTGAGATCCTCTCTGCATTTTGTCAAGTAGCATTATTGCTGCTTCATCGCCAGCTTCTGCATCTCTTACTATTCTAGCTGTAAGATCAGTATTTAAAGACATTGCTTCTACAGAAGCATACGCTGCTCCTCCACCTATTTTTGTATCTGCCATTATTTCTGGTGAATACATAAATTCCCTATGAAGTCGCGCAACTTCTGAATCACTCTTGATTGCTCTTCCTGATGCAAATTCTGCTTCAACTGCTTTATTAACTAAATCATTCATATAAGCTCTATTGTATTCAAGAGTGTCGACCAATATAGTTTCTCCACTTTCTATCCTTGAATAAAATCTTTTAACCGCTTCTTGTGCTTCTTTATGGGAAGAATAACCTCCCATTTGTTTCATTGTTCCAAGTAATTTTTGAATGTCGAAGTTTAAGTTATGGCCAGCAATAACAGAATTAGAATCCATCATATTATTTAACATTTTTGCTGATTCATCTAAAAATTCTACTCCACCATTTGCAGAGCTTGCTATCTTTGCTCCAGGTGATTCTAATAATGAAGAAAATGGTGATCCATTTCCATACATCAATCCACCTAATTGTTTAGATTGAAAACTAACATTTGAAGATAAAGAAATTTTACCGGCACTTGAGATATCAGTAGTTGCCATTTGAACTATTTGTGATCCATTAAAAATACCAGATGTTTCTACGTCAAACATCTTGATTGATTTTCCAGAAATAATATCTGATATATTTCTTAGCTTTGTTGCTCCACTAGTTTCATCAACTTCAAACATTTGACGAAGTGCTCTGGAACTCATTAAATTACTTGTACCAACGTTAAATGCTTCAAGACCTGCTTGATTTGGATTTACGTTTATAACACTTTTGTTTAGAATAATTTGTGCTGGATTAACTAATCCGTTCATCAGTATCTACGCCGTATCTAAATGCGTATCTATATTTGTTTGCTGATGGAAGTTGTATCCCAGGACTACCAACCTCTCTAAAGAGTTTAGGTAATCTTAGTATATCCTGTGTATACATTGTCTCTAATCTTTTTCTTGCTTCTTTATTCAAGATGCTTAAATCAATTCCACCACCTTTAAGTAGATAATCAATATCTACTCCTTTAGCTTTAGAAGGATCTAATTCTTTAACCAACACTCTTTGATATGTTTTTTCAAAGTTTTCATATCTTTGAAGAAAATCTTTACCAGAACCATAAACAGTGTCTGCCATTGTATGACTTACTCTGCCAAAAAAAGAACCTATACTTCCGGTTCCTCTTAGTGATGTTGATAATAATTTAGATGGGTCTATAGAAAAGTCACTGATTATCGCCATTTGGTGGAGCCTCTAATTCTTTTATAGTTTGTGCTTCTATATAATCGTCAACTTCATATGTGCCAAGTTTTTTCTTGAGAAGTTTTTCTTTTTCAATTTGGACAGCTTGTACTTTATGAAGAATGTCAGAAATAGCTTGCGCACTGTCTGCTTGCATTTGTCCTGCTTTTGCTTTTGCTTCTCTTGTTGCAAGCAATTGATTTCTTAAATCTTTTCTTCTCTTATGTAATCTATCTTCTAGTTCTACTGCCATATGTAGTTCTTTTTTAAGAATAGGATTACCTTCTTGGTCTACTCCTATTATATTTTCTTGGATAAAGTGTTCCTTAGCTAATAGCTTAGTCTTACGCAAGTATTGAACTTCTTGATCTACTAAATCTCTGATCATAGAAACTTCAACTAAATTTTCTTCATGAACGTCTAATTGATCCATGTACTCAGAAGTGAATTGTGCGACCATTGACATCTCTAACGGACAAGGTTTTCCCTTTGGTGCTAAGTTTTCTTTCAACAAAGGGCATGTGCTAGCAAATATACATTTGATTGATTCACAATTCATTGGTATTGATGAGAACATACTCGTTCTTGTTTTTTGTGGTCTAACAATATCAACTGCTTTTGATTTTTCTTCATCACTCCAGTTCTCTGGAAAAAACAAATCTGGTCGTAGTGATTCAAAATTTTTTAAAAAAGAATCTTTATCATTAAACTTATCTATGTTACCCATTAAAATCAATCCATTCTGAACTATAGAAATCGCTATTCCTAAATGTTTCTATCATAGCACTTTTGCACTTTTGACAATAGTATTCATTTTTTGAAACTATTATAAAGTTGTCATATTCAACATATTCTTGCCTTGTAATAAACGATGCAATACTAGCGCATCTTGGGCAAAGCATTGGGTTAGATTTCTTCTAGAAGTTTCATTAAACCTTTTTGAAGCTTATCTTGCAGTTCTGAATCTTGCTTTGCGTTTACAAATGTACTTACTTCTCTTAGTTCATCTGGAGACAAATAAGATGATATCTTATATCTTGAACCCTTGCATATTTCACAATATGGCTCAGACCTATCATTGTGGCAAACGCATTTTTCTATGATATCAAAATATTCTAAGGCGTCTGCTATATTTAGCCATTTGCTTTTAAATAGTTTTTTTGTTTGCTCTTTGTAAGCTCTTAACTTTTGTTGATCACTAGACAATAAGGTGCCCATATCCAAAGAATTTTTCATAAGCTCATTTATATTTTTATATAAAAAATTTGCTAGCTGAAAATCACCATTAACATCTGTATAATTCTTCCAATCATTCATCACATTTCCTAACTTGTTTAATTTATGGATTTCTACCTGAACCTGGTCTTGCTCTTGTCATTGGCCTTGGGCCACCTCTTGCTCCGCTACTTCTATTATTATACATTCCAACAGAGCCCAAACCTAATGCACCAGCTGCATATCTAGATGTAACAGTTCTTTGCCTTGCTGCAATTAGTGCATCTCTAGTTGCAACTTCTCTACCCATTGCCACTCTTTCAGCAGGTGTGAGACCAGTCATTCCAACTCTTGTTCCAGTATCTGCACCAGCTCTTGCAGCTGTTCCAGGCTTCATCCTTCTTCCGACTGCAGCGGCTCTTCGACCTGCTCTTCTTCCGCCACCAGAATCAACATGTCTTGCAGCTGCTCCTGCACTCATTCCAAGTTTATCTAAAACGTATGGAAGTTTCTTACCTGGCATCTTTGGCATTCTAGTAGTTCCTTATTCCTCTTTCGGAACCTGGCATTCTTCTTCCAGTTCCTGAACCTCTACGACCTCTCATCATTCCAAATCCACCAAGAGCAACACCGCCTGCCATAATTGATTTCTTTGGATGTTTTGCAAGTGTTGCGCCAATAGACCTTCCAACTGTTTTTGTGCCAGCTACTGATCTTGAAAGTGCTGTTGCTTTACCTTTTGCCATATAAACTCCTAGGTTTTTCTACTACTTATAGTAATAAAGACTTTATACTGTCTTTACTTTCTTTGCCGGCTTAATTAAAGTAAAGTTAAAATTATCATCATAGAAGTCTAAAGTAAACGTAGTACCTTTTGGTACTGTAGTGTTAACTATGGTTTTAGCCAAACTGGTTTCAATTTTATCTCTACGAACTTGGGCTAAACCTCTTGCCCCTTTAACCGTGTCAATTCCCTTGTCTATTAAAGCATTGATCACATTCTGGTTGTACTCAATATTAAAACCTCTTTTGTTTAATTTGTCAGAGATTATCTTCATTTCT